ATCTTCAGCTGCTTTAACTTAAATTGCTGGCCGCGCCAATCACATTCGGCAATTGAATATTTGCCTGATGCATAGGGTGAAGTCATTACATACTACCTCCACCAATAAACGACTGGCGAGGAACCAGGCGCAAAGTGGCTTTCTCATGATCTTCACCAGCTGCTAGCTTGTATTGCTCTTCATACACGGCCTTGAGCATATCCAGGCGTCCTTGCAGCTCTGGAACCTTCATGGCAATGTAGTACGCCAAGCCAGCTGTAACAGCGGGCAAAAAGCGAAAGTTCATGTCGGATGTTTGAATGCCTGAGCCGGCATCTTGAATGCGGCGCAAACGGTAATACACAAACTGATAGGTTTGAGATCCATCGGGTGTAGGCCAAACTGTAACAGCAGGAAGCTGTGGAACGTAAACAGCTACGCCAGACGTATGAGCTACAGCCGTTGAGTTGTTTTGCCCCCTAAACACGCCACCCAGGGTATTGCCTGATATGTAGGTGTAATAGATATCTTCAGTGTCCAAACGAATGAATCCAGAGCCGGCTAATTCAACCACCGAACTAAGCGTGATCGAGTCGGACGTTGACGTAATTGTGGTTGAGAGAGTGGCGCTGGTAGGATTAGTTTCCCCCGAAAGCCTTTGTATCCAAACTTGAATAGGACGGCCCTGGGTAAGCTTATTAGGAATAGTCGCGTAGGTAGAAACACTAATACGAGTAATACTAAGATCAGACTGGGTAGAAGCAACATTGGGCTGAGTACGAATAACGTGATCCAGTAGGTCAATGGTGTCTGAAGGAAGTGCATAGGTGTTCAATCCTTGAGTCAAGGTTATAGTCCCTGTCTCAATCGTCCACATATTGAGACCACGGTTAGCCCACTCAATCGTCATGATATTGAGTGATCGGCGTGCTGTACGCAAATCGTAGCCGGTGCGCATCTCGCGCCCAGCCCTCTCCCACGCCTCTTCAGCGAGTTCTTGAAACTCTAAATTAAAGGCGGTGGAGCCTGTAGTTGTCATGGCCGATTCCGTTGGTTAAGCATACTAATCAAAGAATCCAAAGAATTTGGGTTTGTACCGTATGGCGTTGTAGTTGGTTTATTTATCCCAGACCCAGGCAAACCAGTATTAAGTCTAGAAGCGCCAAGAATGTTTTGAAGCAAATTAGTCGACGCTGGTTGTGGCCCATAATTTGGTTGCGCAGCTGCTACTTGAGGCCCATAGTTTGGCTGGGCTTCCGGAGGTACAAATTGTGGCCCGTAATTTGGTTGCGCCTCTGGGGGAGCAAAATTTGGCACAGGACTTGGAACGCTAGTCGGCATTACTGTGTAAGGCTGTGGTGGAACAGCATATTGCGGTTCTGGATACGCAGGAGGCACAGAAGGAACAGCATATTGCGGCTGCACAGGCTCAGGAGGCGCAATAGGAGGCATAACCGGCGGCAATGGAGATTGAACTTGCGGGTTTGCGGCGTAATAACGATCACGAGCTTCTTGACGCTGGCGCTCAAAGTCTGCTGCAATTGCTGCAAGAGTTTCTTTTGGAACATTAGGAAATTGTTCTTGAAGATCATCTAAAGTTACCTGTTTATCAGCAGTACCCCTAATGGCTTGTTGAACCAGCGTTGTTAAATCTTCACGCGGGTTGGGCGGAGAAACGGGCGTGTAGCCGCCATAAGGATCAGGAATTTGCTCAGCAGGACGATAAGGATCAGGAATTTGCTCAGCAGGACGATAAGGATCAGGATAGCGCATAGGCTCTTGATACTCTGAAGGCAAAGGCTGGTTAGGCCGAATAGCTGGAGGCAATGGAGACTGAGCTTGTTTTTGCTCTTGAATCATCCGTAAAATATCAGCAATAGAATTTGGATCATTACTTCCTTGCCCATTTTGTTGGTTGTATGGATCATTAACATCACCGCCGTCTGCATACTTTTGCAATGCATCACGCAAACCCATAGGCTTACGGGTTATTGGCGTCATGTTGGGGTTAGGGCCAGCAACAGGGACGTTGCGTTGTGTCAGGCGGTTATAAATACTCATGATCAATCCTTAAATGCTTTGCGTTTGCGCTTAACTGTAACAGTGTTATAGTTTACTTTGCCACCTTTGGCATACTCGGTAAAGTCAGTGTTATCCCGACGCTTTTTCCTGACGCCTTTAGGCATCTTATCAGGACTGATAGCACCCATACCGCGACTGGCAATCATTTTTTGAACCCTTTTAAGGTCTCAGCCAAACGTGCGCGCTGGCCTGTTACCCCGGGTTTTTTGGCTGCAGCAGCAAGCTTTTTGGCAGGGATAGTCTTACCCTCTTTAACACCCAAGCTGGAGCGCAATGCGCCTGGCTTTTTAATAGCCTTCTGAATCCATTTACCGCTCATTTTGCAGCCCTCATGTTATCAACCAGGTTTGGATACGGACGGCCAGCTGCTTTAGCCGCCGCTTTAGCTTTGGCTTTTTTAGCAGGAGTCAGAGCTTTAGGCTTGCCAAGACTTTTTGGCCTTGGTTTGTCCCAGACTTGCTTAGCCGCAGCCATATCAAACCATCTTTCCGCGAGTCAGGCCGCGAGTAGCGCAGCCATCAGCCTTGCGAACGTAACCACCCTTGGAAAAAGCTTCTGTGGACTCATCCATCATGGAGTCATCCATAGCTTTAGGCATGGGTTTGGGTTGTTTTTTGGGCTTCTTAACCGGCTCGTCTACTGGGGTAGAGTCAGGATATTTGTAGTCTTTTGCCATGACGGCTCCTTAGCAGGCTTTACCACCCTTGTTCATCTTAACAATGGTGCCCTTGGTTTTGCCACGAGAAGCAATGCCATCAGCACGTTTAGATGCAGATCCGCCGCCGGCCATTTTTGTCATGCCGCCGCGCTTCATGCCCATCATCTGCATACGATCCATAGCCATATCAGCCTTGGATCCTTCTTTCATTCCTGGTTTTTCAATGTCTTTGCCTGATTTCTCAAACTTAGCCATTTTTGCGCTCATTTTTGTAGCCATAGTATCACCACCTTTAGAAAATTTGCGGCCCTTGTCCGCGTTTGCAAAATCTTGCCCCACTTTCTGTGGAACGCCTACCTTCTTGGCAAACGATGGCGAGTGAGCTATCGCTTCCATGAAATTGTGTTGCTTCTTACTACTGCTGGGCATCATTTCCCCGCTGAAATAAGTTGGTCAATTTTTGCTTCAAGACGGTTAAACCGTTGGTCAATGTGGTCAGTAATGCGCTGCACTTCTGTTTGAGTGACGTAATCACGAGCGACCTCCTCACGGGTTTTGTTCATTAAAATACTAATGCGCTGGAGTTCTTCAAATTTTTCACGAATAAAAAACCATAACGCACCAAGCATGGCAGTTAGTATTCCAGACCAGATATAACTAAGTTCCATATCAGCACTTCCAAGCTTTTAAACTTTTATTGATGCGAGAATTCGGGTCTTTTGCCGTCTTCTCGCTTGTCAACTTCTTCTTCATACCTTCCATACGGGCGCAAAAAGAGTCGCGCCGTTTGCCGCCTTCCGGCTGGGGAGGTTTCAAATTCATGCCTTGTTTTTTGGCCGAGGCGCGCCCCTTGGCGTTCAGGCCGCCATTGGGGTTCTTGCCTTCCTTGCGAGTCCATGCTGGGGACTTAGCCTGCTGTGATTTGGTAGCCATTTTGTACTAACAGAATGTGCATTTCGCCAGTAATGGCAGATGCAGTTGCGGCTGTGACTTGCATTTCCAAATCAGTCTTTTCAGCTATCCGCAAGGGGTAATCAAAATGGCGATCAAAAGATCCACCAGACGTAAAACGTGCCGTGGCTTCAATTGTTGGAAAAGCGTTGGGATATTGATAAATCAGCAAAAACCCCGAAGCAATTACGTTAGCTGTAGCGCAGTTAGACGTAAAGGTATAGCTTGAAATATACGCTGTGTACCCGGCAGGAACTGTGTAGATCGCTTGCGTTTGGGCGTTGTACACCAAAGGCATTTGCGAATAAACAGTTGCGGGTACGCCCGAAGTCGCGCTTCCTGTACCAGCGTAAATAACACCAGCGGCTGTAGCTCCACTACCGCAAGTTAAGACGTAAAAGTCGTTGATGCGCAAATAGCTGTTTGTGGTTGATACCTGCGTTTGCCCGTTTAAGGACACGGTTTCGCTGATTGGCGCATAGTTAGCATCCAGCCCGGAAATAAATACCGTGCGTGCGCCCGTGCCAGCAGAGGTATCACTGGCACTGCCACTGGAGATTTTCATCACTGCGGCTGAAGATGGGAACGCATAAGATCCCGTCCCAGCCCATGCTGTTTGTCTTGTCGTAACGGTTGGCGCTTGACCAAACTGAAAAATGTATTGGTGGCCTACCACCATTCCGCGAGATACGTTTAAATCCCAAGGCTCAATTTTGCCTTTTTGCGTAATCGACGAAATACTGCCATTTAATGTTGCCATATTAATCTCCTATAAATCAGGGGCCGAAGCCCCTGAGATTAATTAAGCAGAAGCGGGAACTTGCGAACCGTCAGAGTTGGCTACTGCATACACAACAGTGTACTGAACTGTACCAGCTGTTACATCAGCAACAGTAGGAGTTAGTACTGCTTGGATAGTAACGTCTGTAGAGCCAACGCCTTGACCGTTCGGAGATGCTGTAGTAGCAGTACCGGCCCAGTTAACCAGCTTGGCAGCAGCATTGGTATTAGCCAAACGGCCTTGCGATGTAATATCAGAAGAAGCCCAGAACAGTGCGGTAGAAGCAGATGTTCCGATTACCACGTTGGCTGCGGTAGAGCCTGTAAAAGCTACCAGAGTGTCAACAAAAATACTGACGATCTGTGCGCCTGCGGGAATAGTACACAGCGTTGAAGTAGAAGCTGCTGCAGCTACAGCGCCTGTGTAATCTTTTTTAAACGTCTGGGAGA